TCAAGGTAATCAAGGATTTCAAGGTTCTACAGGTAATCAAGGTAATCAAGGATTTCAAGGAAATACTGGTTCTCAAGGTAATCAAGGTAATCAAGGATTTCAAGGAAATACTGGTTCTCAAGGTAATCAAGGATTTCAAGGAAATACTGGTTCTCAAGGATATCAAGGATTTCAAGGTGCACAGGGTATTCAAGGTGCTGGTTTTCAGGGTGCTCAAGGTGCACAGGGTATTCAAGGTGCTGGTTTTCAAGGTGCTCAGGGAGCAACAGGATTCCAAGGTGCACAGGGTATTCAAGGTGCTGGTTTTCAAGGTGCTCAGGGAGCAACAGGATTCCAAGGTGCTCAAGGCGCTGGTTTTCAGGGTGCTCAAGGCGCTGGTTTTCAGGGTGCTCAAGGCGCTCAGGGTTATCAAGGTGATATAGGCAATCAAGGTTCTCAAGGTTCTCAAGGTATTCAAGGATTAGGTTATTCAGGATTAGTAACAAATTATTCATATTCAATTCCACCAGGTTCACTAGGTAGTACTATAAATTTTAATGCAAATTTTGATATGTTGTATCAAACAGCATATGTATATGGTGATCGTGTAAGACTTGTTCCTCAGGTAGCACCGACTTCATATATTGAAGGAACTATTAACAGTATTGGCACTTATGCATTTTCAATTGTTTTAGATGCATATTCTACAGCTGGAGGATCTGGTCCTTATGATTATTGGTTTATTTCATTAACAGGAGTACCAGGATCACAAGGTTTTCAAGGTACTCAAGGTTTTCAAGGTTTTCAAGGATTTCAGGGTAGACAAGGATTTCAAGGACCATCAGGAGGTGCTCAAGGTGCCCAGGGTGCTCAAGGTGCACAGGGTCGTCAAGGATTTCAAGGCGCTCAAGGATTTCAAGGTAATCAGGGTGCTCAAGGTTTAGGTCCTCAAGGTGCACAAGGATTTCAAGGAAATACTGGAGGTGCTCAAGGTGCTCAAGGTGCTCAAGGTGCCCAGGGTCGTCAAGGATTCCAGGGCAATCAAGGTGCAGGACCTCAAGGTGCACAAGGATTTCAAGGACCATCAGGAGGTGCTCAAGGTGCACAGGGTGCTCAAGGTGCACAGGGTCGTCAAGGATCTCAAGGTGCTCAAGGATTCCAAGGTAATCAAGGTGCTCAAGGTGCAGGATTTCAAGGTGCTCAAGGGTTTCAAGGTGCTCAAGCATTAGGTTATGGGGGATTAACATCAACTGATACATGGTCAATTCCAGCAGGTTCGCTTGGTACTCCTATAGGTTTTAACACAAATATAGATATGGCAACCCAAACAGCATATGTATATGGTGCTCGAATAAGAGCTATTCCTGTATCAGCACCAAGTTCATATATGGAAGGAAATATTAACGGGACCGGCACTAATCAATTTTCATTTGCTTTAGATGCATATTCTACAGCTGGAGGATCTGGTCCTTTTTCATCTTGGTCTTTCACATTAATAGGAACACCAGGATCACAAGGTGCTCAAGGTGCTCAGGGTAATCAAGGATTTCAAGGTGCTCAGGGTAATCAAGGATTTCAAGGAGCACAAGGTCGTCAAGGATTTCAGGGTACTCAAGGTGCAGGTGCTCAAGGTGCTCAAGGATTTCAAGGGACACAAGGTTATCAAGGTGGATCTGGTTCAGCTACTCCTGCAACAGTCAGTGATCAAACTAATACTAGTACTGGATATTTTGCAGTACCAGCTGGTACTCAAGCACAAAGACCAGGCAGTCCTTCGAGTGGTTTTGTAAGATATAATACTAGTTTTGGAGTTGGTGAAATTTACGCTGGCACTCAATGGTTATTCTTTGGTACAACACCTCAAACTGTTGAATACTTAGTAGTTGCTGGTGGAGGTGGAGGTGGTGGCTACGATAACGGTGGTGGTGGCGGTGCTGGGGGTATGGTAACAGGATCAACTCAAGTTATAACAGGCGCTACAGCTACTGTGACTGTAGGTGGTGGCGGTGCTGGACGAGGTAGCACCAGAACACAAAGAGGTGATTCAGGATCCAATAGTGTATTCAGTATTACAACTTCTATTGGTGGAGGTGGAGGCGGTTCTGATGTTGGCGGTAATAACTATGGTAATTCAAGTTCTGCTGGATCAGGTGGTGCTGGTGGATCAGGTGGTGGTGGTACTGCTGCTGGTGGTAGTGGAGGACTCGGTACTGCTGGACAAGGTAACAATGGTGGAGATAACTCAACTGGTGCTGGCATATATGCTGCTGGCGGTGGTGGTGGAGCTGGTGGTGCAGGTACATTAGGTTCAGGTAGTGGTGGCGGTGCATTAGCTGGCGTTGGCGGTATCGGTGCACAATCATCAATAACTGGCTCAGCTACATACTATGCTGGCGGTGGCGGTGGCGCTAGTAATAGTACTGCTCCTGCAGGAGGTACTGGTGGTGGTGGTGCTGGTGGTGGAAGATCGCCAGGTCAAACAGGAGGTATAGCTGGAACTCCAAATACAGGTGGTGGAGGTGGTGGTGCGAACTTAAATGTCAGTCGAGATGGAGGTAATGGAGGATCTGGTGTAGTTATAATTGCTTATCCTAATACATATGCAAATTTATCATCTATTGGTGTTGGATTAACTTATACATATAATGGTACATCCAGATCAGGATATCGAGTGTATACATTCACTGCTGGTACAGGAACAATTACATTTTAACGAAAGGAGAAAAATGGCACATTATGCTTTCTTAGATGAAAATTATACAGTAATAGACGTAATAACTGGTAGAGATGAAAGTAATTTTGATTGGGAAAGATATTATGGTGATTTGCGAGGTAAATTATGTAAACGTACTAGTTATAACACAAAAGGTGGAAAACATTTATTTGGTGGCACTCCATATAGAAAAAATTATGCAGGTATAGGTTACACTTATGATCCAGTTAGAGATGCTTTTATTGCACCTCAACCGTATCCAAGTTGGTCATTAGATGAAGAGTCTTGTACTTGGGAGCCTCCGATTCCTTTTCCTGTAGTACAAGACGATCAATATTTTAAATGGAATGAATCAACAAAAAATTGGGATATATTTTGATCAATCTTTATGTTATTAAAAAATGATAAATAAATTATAATCATAAAAAAGGTTTGCAAAATGACGACTATAACAAGTAGATCAGAATTTAAAGGCTACTGCTTACGCAGACTTGGATTTCCTGTCATTGAAATTAACGTTGATGATGATCAAATTGAAGATAGAATTGATGATGCTCTTCAATATTGGCAAGACTATCATTTTGATGGTTTACAAAAAGTTTATTACATTAAAAAAATATTACAAACCGATATTAATCAAAAATATATAGATTTATCAAATGCAAAAGATGCATCAAACAATGCATTAGAAATTGTTGGTGTTACAAGAATATTTCCTCTTACGGATTCGCAAGCATCAGTAAATATGTTTGATTTGAGATATCAATTACGATTAAATGAATTATATGATTTTACTTCCGCATCATACATTAATTATACGCTAACACAACAACATCTAAGATCACTTGAGATAATGTTCACTGGAGAAGTTCCAATACGTTACCAGAGACATATGCAGAAACTATATATTGATTGGTCTTGGGGATATGATATATTTGTTGATGATGTTGTAATTGCAGAATGTTACGCAGTGATTAATCCTGACGTATACACTAAAGTTTGGAACGACAGATGGCTCAAAGAATACGCTACAGCATTAATTAAGCGAACTTGGGGAAATAATATGAAAAAGTTTTCAGGATTACAATTACCTGGTGGTGTTACATTAAATGGTGATAAAGTTTACGAAGAAGCTACAGAAGAAATCGAAAGACTTGAAAAAGAAATGGAAAATAATTATGGTAGTCCTTTAGAATTCTTTATGAATTAATTATGGCAACCAGTCAATATTTTAATAACTATGGTGCTCACTCTGAGCAAAGATTAATAGAAGACATTATTGTTGAATCTATTAAAATAATGGGATTTGATGCGTATTATCTTCCAAACGATAATGATGCAGCAAGAGACTTATTGTTTGGTGAAGATCCAATAAAGAAATTCAAGAGTGCATTTCCATTAGAATTATATCTTTCAAACTCAATTGAATACATGGGTGAAAAAGAATTCTTCTCTAAATTTGGATTAGAAATTAGAAATAATGTAAATGTAATTTTATCAAAAAGGTCGTTCTCACAAAGGGTTCCACAAAATACTTTTACTAGACCAAGAGAAGGTGATTTAATTTATATACCTTTTTTGAATGGCACAGGCGAATTGTATGAGATTAAATTTACAAATCAAACAAAAGACTTCTTCATGTTAGGTAGAAAAGTTCCTTATTTTTATGAATTAGAATTAGAGAAATTCAAGTATTCACAAGAACTCATTGAAACTGGTGTTGATATTATCGATCAAGTGTCAACAGAATCTATGTACAATTTAACAATGAGAGTTATAAAAGATGTTAAAAAAGTTTACACCAGCAATGCTTGGAATTCAGGATTATACAACAGTTATAATATAATTATTGATCCTTCCAATTCTAATTTTGCAAATACATTGGCTGCATTATCAGTTGGAGATCCTCTTATTTTCAAAACAACAAGTTATACGAGTGGAATAACTGCGAACGTAACTAGTGTAAGTACTTTCGGTGGTACCAATTATTTAATAACAACAGATAGTACTGTTTCAGGAACATACACATTACTAGAACTTGATATTTTACCAAGAACTGTTCCAATTTATTATGGTTATGGTTCATTTATAATTGATGAAATTGTATATCAATCAAAAGACGGCACATATGCAAATTCTTCATCTTACGGTACAATAACCAGTTGGTCACCAACAACGGGAGAAATATCTCTTGTTAATATAAAAGGAGAATTTGCAAACAATACGTATATTTACGGTGCAACTAGTAATTCAAAGTTTTACATCTACAATCTAAATGAATTGGGTTCATCACCAAAAAATGAGAACTTTGATAATCTATTCATAGAAGAATCCGCATCTAAATATGTAGATAAAACAATCACTAATCCATTTGGTACAATATAATGTCAAACGTACATTACAATAGAATTATTAGGAAAATTGTATTGGGTTTTGGTGATATGTTTAATAATATCACCTTAGTTCGATATAATTTGGATGAAACGGAACAAGAAAGATTCGTTGTACCAATTAATTATGGAACAAAAGAATTATATGTTGCTAGATTACAGGGTGATCCAGATTTAGATAAAAAAGTTCAGATTACTTTGCCAAGATTTTCATATGTTCTAAATGGAATTTCATACGATGCAAAAAGAAAATTAAATACAAATGTTAGAAAATTTTATCCTCTTGATACAGGAGCAATAGCACAATACAATCCTGTTCCATATAATTTTGAATTTTCTCTTTATTTGTATGTTAGAAATATAGAAGATGGAAGTCAAATTGTTGAGCATATTTTGCCGTATTTTACGCCAGATTATACTATTAATATAGATTTAATTCCAGAAATGGGAATTACAAAAGGAATTCCAATCATTTTAGATTCGACAGAATACGAAGTTACTTATGAAGGAAATAGAGACTCTGATACTAGATATGTTATTTGGACATTAAAATTTACTGCACACGCTTATTTGTATGGTGTAATTTCTAATCCTGTTGGATTAATTAGAAATTCAATTGTTAATATTTACGATTTCGATAATAATACTAAACTTGTTAAAATACATAGTACTCCTACACCGACTGATGCCACAGCAAATGATACATATGGTTATACAACAACAACTATGGAATATCCAGATATTACTGAAGGTTTAAATATTCCACCAGATTTTGATGGTGATGCATTAACACAAGTTGGAGCTGATGATTTATCTAAATTAAAAGAAAAAGTAACGGATTTAAACTAAAGGATATCAAAAATGTCTAGAACATTACAATTAAAAAGATATGCGAATACAGTTGTTGCCAACACTACAGGTGCAACAGGGGAATTAATAGTTGATCTTACAAATAAGACACTAACTGTACATGATAGCATCACTCCTGGAGGCAGTAGAATTGCAACTGAAACTTATGTTTTATATCAAGTAAATACAACTAATATTCTAGCGCAATCAGCATTTAATCAAGCTAATTCAGCAAATGTTCTAGCTCAGTCATCTTTTAATCAAGCTAATTCAGCAAATGTTTTAGCACAATCAGCATTTAATCAAGCAAATTCAGCAAATACATTGGCAAGCACAAAATTAAATACAAGCGGTGGTACAATTACGGGTAATGTCACAATCACAGGTGACTTAACTATTTCTGGAAACTTAACATCATTTGCAGCAAATAATATTGTTATTGATGATTCTATAATTTATCTTGCTAATAATAATTCAGCTAACGTAATCGACATTGGTATTGTTGGACACTACGTTGATTCGAAATATCAACATACAGGTTTAGTGCGTGATGCATCTGATGGTAAATGGAAATTATTTAGTAATGTTACATCTGAGCCAACAACTACAGTTGATTTTACAAATGCGACATATGAAACATTGAAAGTTGGCATAATTGAAGCAGCAAATGTTATCGTTAGTAATAATGATATTTTATCATATTCACAGACAATTTTTAACGCAGCAAATGCGGCAGCGCAAACTATTCCACAAAATCCACAAGCTACAAATTATACATTACAATTAAGTGATGCAGGTAAACACATTTATTATAAGCAAGCATCAAATTCAATATTATATATACCAACAACAGCAAATGTGACGTTTTCTAATGGTACAACGATTATGATTGTATCTAGAACAACATCAAGTGCAAACGTAACTATTACACCGAACGTTGGTGTATCTTTATATCTCGCTGGCAATACAACATCAGCATCACGAAACGTAATAACATATGGAATAGCAACATTGTTACAAGTTGAAGCAAATACGTGGATGATTTATGGTAACGGAGTAACATGAGTAAATTCGAAAAAAACATGGAAGACATCTTTGATGTGAAGCCTATTGATGAAAAAAAAAAGTTATGCTGTAGCAGAAGTATCTTCTAGTAAAGCTATTGTACCTGCAAGTATCGATGAAGATTTAAATGATGCTTACCAACAATCAAAAGAAAATCTACAAGATATTATCGATCAGGGTAAAGAAGCTATGGAAGAAATATTAGAGATTGCAAAACAATCTCAGCATCCTCGTGCATTTGAAGTCTTTGGTGGTATACTGAAGAATGTTGTTGATGCAAATAAGGAATTATTAGCTATGCAAAAACAAATGCGAGAAATGAATAATAAAAAAGAAACAAATAATACTAATATTGATAAGGCTATATTCGTAGGTTCTACAGCAGAGTTAAGTAAGTTTTTAAAAGGCAATAATGAGTAATAAAGAATAAATAAGTGTAGACCACGGATTGGGGAATCCTGTCTACTCTAACGCTTTCGAGGAGCATCAGCATGACTATTTATCACAAACATCACATAGTTCCAAAACATGCCGGAGGAACAGACGATCTTTCAAATATAATAGAATTAACAATAGAAGAACACGCAGAAGCACATCGAATTTTATATGAAAAAT